GTTGTCTAGCGGAGGAACAGCAAGTAGTAGATATGGGACTTTATTAGTTCAACAAGATTTGGGAACTGGCATTGATTGGGGATTGGGCTTTAATACCAGTGGACAATTAGTCTACACATATTGGAATGGAAGTGCAACTGTTCAATTAACAAATTCAGGTCCAACTTTAGCCGCAAACACATGGAGTCATGTTGGCTTTACATATACCAGTGGTGGCATTTCTATGTTTGTAAATGGACAAGTTGGTGCAAGAACAGCTACTAGCGGAACTCCTAGTAGTGGAAGTGCTTCTTTATTTGTTGGTATCGAAGGAAGAACAGGTGGAAGTGAACTTTATTACAATGGACACATCGATGATCTTCGTATCACCAAAGGCGTCGCTCGCTACATCTATAACTTCACTCCACCAACTGCAGCCTTCTTAAATAAATAATATAAACTACGGATTAAATCAATGGCAACACCTACGACTCGAGAAGGACTTAAAGATTACTGTCTCCGTAAACTCGGATTCCCTGTAATTGATATTAACGTTGACGATGATCAGCTCGAAGATCGAATCGATGATGCGCTCGCAAAGTTTAGAGAATATCATTACGACGGTACAGAAGAAATCTATCTCGCAACACAAGTAACTGCAGCAAATATTGCTAACGGTTATATTGATGTTTCTGATAATATTGTCGGAATCACAAGAATTCTTCCAATATCTGGGCAAAGCATCAGCTCTCAGAGCTCTCAAGGCTTTAACATGTTTGATGTGAACTATCAAATTCGTCTAAATGATTTCTATAGTCTTACAGCATCTAGTTACACTTATTACTATATCGCAAGAACTCATTTGTCTATGCTTGATATGATTGTGACTGGTGAACTTCCGTTTCGATATAACAAAACAATTAATCGTGTGACTGCCTATATGGATTGGGCAGGAAGATTAAACGAAAATGATTATATCGTAATGCAAGCACATCGAATTATTGATCCAACTGTTTATTCAAAAGTTTATAGCGACTCTTGGCTCAAAGAATATACAACTGCACTGTTTAAGAAACAGTGGGGTGCAAATTTAAGTAAGTATGCAAACTATACACTTCCTGGTGGTCTTGTTGTAAATGGTGAGAAGATTGCAGCAGAGGGAACGCAAGAGGTCGAGGTCTTAGAGCAAAAACTTAGAGACACATACGAATATCCTCCAATGATGATCTCAGGATAATATCATGGGCACAAGTGTATATTTCAATAATCAAAATGCAACTCGAGAGCAAATTCTCATCGAGGACATGATCATTGAATCCATTAAGAATCATGGCATTGATGTTTATTATCTTCCAAGAGAATCACAATCTGAACTAGATCGTCTCTTTGGTGATGATCCAGTCAAGTCATTCTCAACTGCATATTCTCTCGAAATGTATCTTGAGTCATTTCAAGACTTCGAAGGCAATCAAGAATTTTTCTCAAAGTTTGGTTTGCAAATTCAAAAAGAAGCACGTGTTTCTGTTGCACGAAGAACATTTGAAAAGAATGTTCCAACTGGCATACGCAATGTTCCAAAAGAAGGTGATTTGATTTACCTTCGTGTTCAACAAAAACTTTTAGAAATTAAATTTGTTGAAGAAGAAAAAAACTTCTTCCAGTTAGGTAAATCAGCACCATATATGTACGGATTAAATCTTGAGGTCTTTCGTTATAATGGTGAAAGACTTACAACAGGCATTGCTGAAATTGATGCAATTGGTGATGCAAACGCATACGGAATTGAGTATACAATGAACAACAGTGGAACAAATACCTATAGAGAACATGAGATTGTTTATCAAGGAGCATCTTTGGAAACAGCAACTGCAAAAGGTTATGTTTCAAGTTGGGATCTTCCAACAAAGAAATTAATCATACGAAACATTAAGGGATCATTTGCACCAAATGTTCTTGTAAAAGGTGTTGATTCTGGAGCGCAGTGGTTGATGCTTACAAATAATCCACAAGAAAATGCAAATGATACGTTTGAAGAAAATGTTCTTCTTGAAACAGAAGCAGATAATATTCTTGATTGGACTGAAACAAATCCATTTGGATCAATAGACGAGAATTATTGATATGTTATCCAATCAACATTTTTATCATCGAACTACTCGCAAAATGGTTGTCGCATTCGGCACCATGTTTAATAATCTGAAATTGTTTCGATATAATGCTGCAGGCACAACAGAGATTGAGCGCATCATTGTGCCATTAAATTACATTACAAAAGAAAAATTCTATCAACGTATCACACAAGATCCTAAACTTGCAAAAGAAGTTCAAATCACATTGCCAAGAATGACATTTGAATTAAACAGCATTGCATATGATCCAACAAGAAAACTATCACCATACATTAAACAATTTGGACCACTAAATGACACTGAATTAAAAACAGTGACACTTGCTCCATATAACTTTAGTTTTTCTTTATACATCTATGTTCGCAACACAGAAGATGGAACACAACTCATTGAGCAAATTCTTCCATTCTTCAATCCAGATTATACAATGACACTTGATTTAGTTGGTATTGGAAATCCTGTTGATGTTCCTGTGATTCTTCAAAGTGTTGATTATAATGCTTCTGGTTCTGATGGTCCACCCGCAGAACTTAGAATGCTGCAATGGAATCTTGGGTTCTTGATGAGAGGATACTTGTACGGTCCAGATGCAAATGTCAAGGTTATTCGTCAATCAACTGCAAACACATTTGAGATGAATACAACAAATGCTGTTCCAAAATCATTTCAAATGTCATCAGGAACTGGTAATTTTAAAACTGGTGAGGTTGTCTATCAGGGACGAGAACTTGATTCAGCAACTGCTAGTGGATTTGTTACATCCTGGACAAATACATCAAATACATTGGTTGTGAGCGATATTTCTGGTGTCTTTGAGACAAATACTGTTGTCACTGGCGCTGTATCAAATACAGCATATACTCTTGCAAATTATCGTACAACGACAGACTATCAACTTTCAAATCTAGTTGTAACACCTGATCCAACATCAGCGAATGCAAACACTGCATTTGGATTTGATGTTGCTATTGAATATGCACCAAACATTACATGATTTATGAGCGAAACAGATAAAAATCTAGCAGAAATTTTGAACACTGATTATGTGCCTGTTGTAAGTGACAAATCCGACAAGCCAATCACGATTCATTCTGACACTGGTGAAAATCCAGATGCAAACTACTCACGTGCAAATTATTATAATCTAATTGAAAAAGGCAACGAAGCACTTGATGGTATTCTTGAAGTTGCTAAAGAATCACAACATCCGCGTGCATATGAAGTTGCTGCAAATATGATTAAGAATCTCTCTGATGTTACAGAGAAGTTAATGATTCTACAAAAACAACAATTAGATTTAAAGCCAAAAGAAGCAGCACCAACAAATATTAATGTAGACAAGGCAGTGTTCGTTGGCTCGACAGCAGAGTTGTTAAAGAAACTCAAGAATGAATCTTCCGAATAAGATTAAAAATTATCTTGGCAATCCTCATCTGAAAAAGGTGAACATGCCAGTATCACTCACAGAAGATGAAGTTCGTGAGTTTGTTAAATGTTCAGAAGATCCAATTTACTTTATTGAACGCTATGTAAAGATTATTACATTGGACAAAGGTTTTGTAAACATTAATCTTTATCCATTTCAGCGACAAGCAATCAGCGATATTAATAATAATCGCAAAGTAATTTTAAAGGCAGGTCGTCAGCTTGGTAAAACGACCATGGTTGTTGGTTACATTCTTTGGTATATTCTTTTTAATCAAGATAAATTTGTTGCGATTCTTGCAAACAAAGCACCAACAGCTCGTGAAATTCTCAGTCGTATTAAAATTGCATATGAGTCGTTTCCACTTTGGATTCAACAAGGTGTTCGTGTTTGGAATAAAGGTGATATTGAACTTGAAAACAATTGTCGTGTGATGGCAACCTCTACTGCTTCTTCTGCAATTCGCGGTTTCTCTATTTCACTTCTATACCTTGACGAATTTGCATTCGTTCCAAGTAACATTGCTGAAGATTTCTTCACTTCTGTTTATCCTACGATTTCTTCTGGTGAAACATCTAAGATTCTTATTTCCTCTACGCCAAACGGCATGAATCACTTTTATAAGATGTGGACAGAGGCAACTGAAGGGCATAATGGATTTATGCATATCGAAGCAAATTGGAGACAGGTTCCAGGACGCGATCAAAAATGGGCAGACGAACAACGTCGTGTTCTTGGTGATCAGAAATATTATCAAGAAGTTGAAACAGAATTTATGGGATCAACGGGAACTTTGATCTCTGCAGCAGGTCTAAAGTCTTTAGCATTTGTAACTCCGCTTAACAAAACAGAAAGCGGAATTTCCATCTATAAACAGCCAGTGGCAGGAAAGAGTTATATTCTTGTTGCTGATACAAGCCGTGGAAAGGGATTAGACTACTCAGCCTTCGCTGTCTTAGACATCTCTGTAATTCCATATACGTTGGTCGCGACCTATAAAGATAATAATATCAGTCCTCTTGTGTATCCGAGTATTATAAAGCGAATGGCTACATATTATAATGGAGCCTATGTTCTTGTTGAGATCAATGATAACGGTCAGCAGGTTGTTGATTCGCTCTTCGAAGACTATGAATATGAGAATATTCTTTCGACAGTAGAACTTAAAAGTCGTATGACGCTTACATGGGGTTATGGACAAAAATCCAACAGAGGAATTCGCACGACAAAGTCCGTTAAACGACTCGGATGCTCTGTTTTAAAGAATCTGATCGAGTCTCAGCAAATCGTTATTCAAGATTTTGAGACAATTTCTGAACTTTCAACCTTTACTGCTCGGGGAACGAGTTTTGAGGCTGAGGAAGGAAGCCATGATGATCTTGTCATGTGTCTTGTTCTATTCTCTTGGTGCACGAGTCAGAACTTTTTCTCTGAAATCAGTGATACAAACATCAAACAAAGGCTACATGAAGAACAAATGAGGCAGATCGAAGACGAGATGCTCCCACTTCCAGTTACCATGACCGAACATTCGAACTCATTTGTACAAGATGGAGCTGTTTGGAATGTCGTTGATGACAAAAAATGGGGAACTTTTTAAGGAGAAAACCTTAAAAACTTCGTTTTACTAAATAGTTTCGTAGATTTTCTTAATTCTCCATTTATAGGAGCATAAACATGGCGTTTCAATTATCTCCTGGTGTTGTTACTTCTGAAGTCGATTTAACAACCGTCGTTCCTGCAGCGGGAACAACCACTGGTGCTTTTGCTGGTATCTTTCAATGGGGTCCAGCAGAACTTGCTCGACAAATTGAGAGCGAGGTTCGACTCGTAGAAGTTTTCCAAAAACCAGACAATAATACTGCGGTTTCATTCTTTACCTGCGCAAACTTCTTGACATACGGAAATGATCTCCGTGTTGTTCGTGCAGTTAACGGAGTGAGCACAAGAACAGCAACCGCTTCTGGCAACAACACATACCTCATTAAGAATGAAGATCAATACTTCACTTCTTACTACGGTGCAAATACTGGTAACACTGGTGCATGGGTTGCAAGATATCCTGGTGCACTTGGTAACTCACTCAAGGTGAGTGTTTGGGCAAATACAGATCTAACACACTTTAATGCATGGGCATATAAGAACTATTTCGATGCAATTCCAGGAACATCTTCATATGTTTCTGCAGCTGGTGGTGCAAATGACGAAATGCACATCGTTGTTGTTGACGAAGATGGTCTCTTCAGCGGAACAACTGGAACAGTTCTTGAAACATATCCATTCGTATCAAAAGCCTCTGACGCAAAAGACAGCGTTGGCAACTCAAACTATTATCGTGACGTAATTTGGAGAAAGTCAAAGTATATTTACTGGACAGATCACCCAGATATTACTAACACATATGTGACATGGGGCACAACAGCAGCAGGTAAGACATTTGCTCAAGTGCCAAATGTTACAGCTGCTCACACAGTATCACTCAGCAGCGGTGCTGATGGTACAATTGCTTCTGGAAACGTTCAGACAGCATATAGCAAATTTATTGACGCTGATCAAATCGATGTTTCTTTGATCATGACAGGTGACGCTGATTCAGCAACTGCGCTTTATGCAATCAACAGTATTGCTGAAAGTCGTAAGGACTGCGTTGTATTCGTATCACCAGCTCTTGCAAACGTAACATCAGCAACACCAGCTGATGATGTTGTCAACTATCGTAAGAATGCACTTTCAAATGTGTCATCTTCTTATGCAGTAATGGACAGCGGCTGGAAGTATCAGTATGACAAATACAACGACAAGTATCGTTGGATTCCATTAAATGGTGACGTTGCTGGACTTTGCGCAAGAACAGATACTGAAACAGATCCATGGTTCTCACCAGCTGGTGCATCACGCGGATCAGTCAAGAATGTAATTAAACTTGCTTACTATCCAGCAAAAGCAGATAGAGACACACTCTATAAGAATGGTGTCAATCCTGTTGTATCATTCGCTGGTGAAGGCACTCTCTTGTTTGGTGATAAGACGATGCTTTCAAAGCCAAGCGCATTTGATCGTATCAATGTTCGTAGA